TAATGAAAGTCGGTGATGTAGCTGATAGATTATATTGGGATAGTGAGAAAGGGAAGTATATTGTTGAGAAGAATATATTTGAAGAATTCATTCCCAAAGATTTTAACAATATTACAAGTGCTAACGCAGATAGTTCTATTAATTTAAAATACGTTATCTTATCTAACGCATTAAATAATAATTATTCATTTCCAGTAAATATAAATAATTTGTCTAACAATAAAGGAAATCCATTTCAATCCGCCAATAGTTGTATTGGGCTTTGGCAAAAAGATGTAAGAGTAAGACTAGATGATAACAAAGAAACTACAGTAGAGGAAGTAGTAAATAAGTTGTTAGAATTAAACGGACTTCGTATTTATGTTAAAAATCCAGAACCTCAATTAATAGAAACAAATATAACAAAAGAAATATTAATACCATGCTACAAAGATGAAACACATCTATTTGTAACTGGTGGAATTGATGGGGCTATAAAAGCTAAAATTCCTTTAGATGGCGGTCAAGCTATACAAACTTTAAGTGCTAAGAATGTAGCTTTAATTGGGGAAAACGAAGAAATTAAGAAAACCAATACAAAGCAAGATGAATTAATAGATGTGTCCTTATGTGCTACTGATGAAATGTTCGTAATGTTAGAGCCTATTTTGGAAATGTTCCCACAAACGATTAATCTAGAAAGAGAGGTGAGTAAAATGGTAGATTTATACGTTGCTATGGTTATGAGAGGTCTTAAAACAATAGAACAAGTACCAGTTAGATATAGAGAACAAGTAAAAGAAATTCTAGCACAATTAGAGAAATAATTATAATTCTTTAAATCAAGCCTTTGAAAAGGGGGTGATAAAATGTGGGAGTATAATTACGCTAATCAAGAACTATGTCACTATGGCGTTCTTGGTATGAAGTGGGGAGTTAGAAGAAGACGATCAACAATAAAAAAATCCTCTAATAAAACCAATTCTGATCCCAAAGAATCAAAAGTTAAGAAAAAGAAGTCTGTATCGGAATTATCAGATACCGAGCTTAGACAGGCCATCAACAGAATCCAAATGGAAAAACAATTGGCTCAGTTAACAGCTAAAGAGAAATCAGCTGGAGCTAAATTCGTGACAGACGTATTAACAAATGCTGCTAAGCAGACTGCTACTAGTTATACGGCTAAGTATATGGCTAAAGGTATGGATGCGTTAATAGCTCAAGCGGCTAAGCAAGCAGCTAATAGTAGATAGGAGGAAACTTCAAAATGGCATTATCTAATACGGCTACACCAAAATATTACGGTCAATTTAGAGATGCCGTGATAAGAGGTGAAATTCCAGTATGTAAAGAAATATCAATGGAGATGAATCGTATCGATGATCTTATAGCAAACCCCGGAATATGGTATGATGAGGATGCTGTAGAAGGATTTATAGAGTATTGTGAGAATGAGTTAACTCTAACTGATGGTGCTGATTTAAATCTTCTAGATTCTTTCAAACTATGGGCCGAACAGATCTTCGGTTGGTACTACTTTGTTGAGAAAAGCGTATATGAACCTAATCCCAATGGACATGGTGGTAAATACGTAAAGAAAACTATTAAGAAGAGATTAATTAATAAACAATACTTAATAGTAACAAGAGGTGCGGCTAAATCGATGTACGCATCCTGTATTCAGAGCTACTTCTTAAACGTAGACACTAGTACTACGCATCAGATAACAACGGCTCCAACCATGAAGCAAGCCGAAGAGGTTATGTCTCCGATAAGAACTTCTATAACTAGATCTAGAGGTCCGTTATTCAAGTTCCTTACAGATGGTTCGATGCAAAACACTACTGGTTCTAAAGCCAATAGAATGAAGTTAGCATCAACTAAGAAAGGTATTGAAAATTTCTTAACAGGTTCGATGCTTGAAATAAGACCGATGAGTATAAATAAGCTTCAAGGTCTTAGGTGTAAGATTTCAACGGTTGACGAATGGCTTTCTGGGGACATAAGAGAAGACGTTATTGGTGCTATAGAACAAGGTGCTTCTAAGTTAGACGATTACTTAATTGTAGCGATTAGCTCGGAAGGAACAGTTCGTAATGGTAGTGGTGATACGATCAAAATGGAGTTAATGGATATACTTAGAGGTGACTACATTAATCCTCACGTATCTATATGGTATTATAAATTAGATTCTTTAGAAGAGATAAACGACCCGGCAATGTGGATGAAGGCGAATCCAAACATAGGTAAGACTGTAACATATGAAACTTATCAACTCGACGTTGAAAGGGCCGAGAAAGCCCCTGCCGCTAGGAATGATATCTTAGCTAAGCGTTTCAATATTCCGATGGAAGGTTACACTTACTATTTTACTTATGAAGAAACTATTCCTCATCGTAAAAGAGACTTTTGGAATTTACCTTGCGCGCTCGGTGGTGATATGTCTCAGGGAGATGACTTCTGTGCATTCACATTTCTATTCCCACTAGCTAATGGTGACTTCGGAGTGAAAACTCGAAATTACATTACTTCCAAAACCCTACACTCATTGCCTGCGGCGATGCGTATAAAATACGATCAGTTTATGAATGAAGGCAGCTTAATAGTTCTAGAGGGAACAGTATTAGATATGATGGAAGTCTATGAAGATTTAGATAACCATATTATAGATAGAGGATACGATGTTAGATGCTTTGGATATGACCCATATAATGCGAAAGAATTCGTAACAAGATGGGAGCAAGAAAACGGTCCATTTGGACTAGAGAAAGTTATACAAGGGGCTAGAACAGAATCGGTTCCATTGGGTGAACTTAAGAAAATGTCGGAAGATAGAATGTTGTTATTCGACGAAGAACTAATGTCATTCACAATGGGTAACTGTATTACCCTAGAAGACACTAATGGTAATCGTAAGCTGTTAAAGAAAAGAAGTGAGCAAAAGATTGATGCTGTTGCAGCTCTATTGGATGCTTATATTGCGTTTAAAGCTAATAAAGACGCTTTTGAATAACGAGGGGGTTTATAAATATAATAGATGAAAATTACCAAATCAAATACTACTGAGTAAAAGGATGTGAGTATGATATGAAAGCTATGATATGTCAACCTATGAATGGGTTAACAGACGAACAAATCGAAAATGTAAGAAATAAAGCCATCGAGGAACTTCAAAATGGAGGATACGAAGTGGTGAATACTTTCTTTAAAGATGGATTCGATACAGGTTATCTTGAGAGAAATAAACCGGTGTATTATTTATCTAAATCTTTAGAGATGATGAGTCAATGCAACGCTATATATTTCTGCAAAGGATGGGAATATGCGAGGGGATGTAAGATTGAGCACGATGTTGCTACAGCTTATGGTATCCCTATACTATATGAAAGATAGGTGATTAATATGATGGAGAAAGCTAAACGACTAGTTGTTGAATATTACAATAGTCACGTTGACATTACTGATGGATTTAAGATATCAGAGAATCAAGTATTTATCGTCTGGTTTAGCAAAACTTTACAAAACTGGAAGGCCTTAGTTAGTACAACTGTTCCAGACGGACAATATTACGAAGTTACTTATAACGGTGACAAAAAGGAAACATATGTTGATGTTTATAAGAAATGGGATAATGTAAGAGTTCCGGACGAGGTAGAATAAAACACACGGAGGTAGTGAAATGAAATTTATAGATACGCTCCAACATGCGTGGAATTCGTTTACGAATAGAGACCCAACTTATGATTATAATAGAAATCTAGGTATGTCTTATTCGATAAAACCCGACAGAGTAAGATTTACTGGTGGTAATGAGCGTTCTATAGTTACATCGGTTTATAACCGTATAGCTTTAGATGTAGCCTCTATAAACATATTACACTGCAGGTTGGATAACAACGATAGATATTCAGAAACGATTAATTCATCACTGAATAGATGTTTGACTAAGTCTGCCAATATAGATCAAACTGGTAGAGCGTTTATACAAGATGTTGTAATGTCGCTACTTGACGAAGGTTGTGTGGCTATAGTTCCCGTAGATACAACTTTAGATCCCGAAGTAACAAAAGGATTTGATGTTAACTCTATGAGAACAGGACAAATAATTCAGTGGTATCCTAAACATGTTAAAGTCAGAGTCTATAATGATCGAACAGGTCAAAGAGAAGATTTAACTCTTGAAAAGAATACAGTTTGTATAATTGAAAATCCACTATATGCGGTGATCAACGAACCAAACTCAACCATGCAACGTCTTATACGAAAATTAAATCTATTGGATGTTGTCGATGAACAATCTGGATCTGGTAAGCTTGATTTGATAATACAATTACCATATGTAATTAAATCGGAAGCCAGAAGAGAACAAGCTGAAAAGCGAAGAAAAGAAATTGAGATGCAATTAGCCGGAAGTAAATACGGTATAGCATATACTGATGGTACTGAAAGAATAACACAATTAAATAGGTCTGTTGAAAACAACCTGATGAAACAAATCGAGTATCTAACCAGTCTATTGTATGCCCAACTAGGACTTACTCAAAGTATACTAGATGGTACAGCTGATGATAAGACGATGCTTAATTATTACAATAGAACAATAGAACCGATAGTATCAGTCATAGTTGATGAAATAGAAAGGAAATTCCTAAGTTCTACCGCTATAACACAAAAACAAGCTATAAAATACTTTAGAGATCCATTTAAGCTGGTACCTATAAATGATATAGCTGAGATAGCTGATAAGTTCACTAGAAATGAAATAGTATCGTCTAATGAAATAAGAACACTAATAGGATTCAGACCATCTGATGATCCATCAGCAGACGAGTTAAGAAATAAAAACCTTAACCAGTCAAAAAACCCTAAAGAAATTCAAAATGAACCAACCGGTGAAGAACCGATTGATAATAAACAAAAAACTGGAGGAAATGAATAATGGGAACAGGAAAAATATTTATTGATGCTGAAGAAAAATACTTAGCTGGAGTTATAGTGTATGGACATACCGATAATAAGTTATACGCTGATGCTACACATAAAGTACCTATGGTAAACGATGAAGTTGTTAACTTATTTAACAAAGGTTTATTAATAATTAAAGATGCCGATACAACTTATAAACCAATTGCTATCAAGAAAAATTTAAACGTGTATGATGTTACAGTTGTTAATGGAACTGCATCTACGGCAACGTTTAAAGTATTTAAAAGTACTGAAGCTAAAAAATAATAACTATTAGGAGGGATAATTATGAGTAAGAAGTTTGACTTCGGTGGCTGGGCTACTAAGAATAATCTTAAATGCTCTGACGGAAGAGTCATAATTAGAGACGCCTTCAAACATAACGATGGTAATACTGTACCATTAGTCTGGAATCATCAGCATAACGATCCTTTAAATATACTTGGACATGCTGTGTTAGAAAACAGACAAGAAGGTGTTTATGCGTATTGTACATTTAACAATACAGATGCTGGACAAAATGCAAAACAGTTAGTTGAGCATGGAGATGTTTCAGCCCTATCAATCTATGCTAACAAACTCCAACAACAAGGCTCTAATGTTATACATGGAGAAATAAGAGAAGTTAGTCTAGTATTAGCTGGTGCAAATCCAGGCGCATTTATAGATTCAATCATCAGACATGGTGAGGAATCAGATGAGGAGGCTGTTGTTTATACTGGAGAGTATCTAGAATTAGCACATGCTGATAATGAAGAAAAAGAGGAACCTGAGAAAGAAGAAAAACAAAAAGATAAAACAGTCCAAGATGTGTTTGACACTTTAAATGAAGAGCAAAAGAATGTAGTATATGCTCTAGTTGGACAAGCTTTAGAGTCCAAAGATCAAAATGATAAGAAAGATAATGAGGGGGAACCAAACATGAAACACAACGTATTTGACAAGGAAACAGAAAACAAAGAAACAACTTTATCACATTCAGAAATGCAAGCTATTATAGCTGATGCTAAGAGATATGGATCAATGAAAGATTCAGCTTTAGCTCACGGAATAGATAATATTGATTTCTTATTCCCAGATGCTAGAACGATCAATAACACTCCAGATTTCATTCAAAGAGATATGGGATGGGTTAAGAAAGTAATGGGTGCAATACATCATACACCATTCTCTAGAATCAAATCTATGCATGCTGACATCACTGAAGATGAAGCTAGAGCTAGAGGTTATATAAAGGGTAAATTAAAGAAGGAAGAAGTATTCTCATTAATGAAGAGAACAACTGATCCGACTACAGTTTATAAGAAACAAAAGATGGATAGAGATGATGTTATTGATATAACAGATTTCGACGTGATTGCTTGGTTAAAGGCTGAAATGAGAACGATGTTAGATGAGGAAATCGCTAGAGCTATATTAGTTGGTGATGGTAGATTACAATCATCTGATGATAAGATCTCAGAAGAAAAGATCAGACCAATTTGGAAAGATGCTGATTTATACACTGTTAAGCATTTAATAGCTACTCAAGATGGAGCTGATTCAGATAAGAAAGCTAGAGCATTTATCAAAGCGGCTATCAAATCAAGAAAGAACTATAAAGGGTCAGGAAATCCTAAAATGTTCACTACTGAAGATATCGTAACAGACTGCTTATTATTAGAAGATACAACTGGAAGAAGAATCTACAACTCTGTTAGCGATTTAGCTACTGCTTTAAGAGTTTCAGAAATCGTTACAGTTCCAGTTATGGAAGGATTAAAGAGAAATGGAGCGTCTCAAAAGGTTGAGTTATTAGGTATTATCGTTAACCTAAGCGACTATAATGTTGGTGCTGATAAGGGTGGAGCTATTAACATGTTCGACGATTTCGATATCGATTACAATCAACAAAAATACTTAATCGAAACTAGATGTTCTGGAGCATTAGTTAAACCATTCTCAGCTGTTGCTATCGAATATCAAACTTCTGAATCTAACGATTAGTATTTAGAGGAACTTCAAAATGGCAAAGTTTTATGGGAAAATCGGCTATGGGGTTACTGGTGAGATTAGACCCGGAGTATGGGACGAAATCATAACTGAAAAACCCTACTATGGAGATGTTAATAAGTTATCAAGAAGATTAAGAACAGATGATAAAGTTGTTGATGATATTAATATCGCTAACGAAATAAGCATCTTAGCCGACCCATTTGCCTACGAAAACTTTTCTACTATAAAGTATGTAGAGTATATGGGAGCTAAGTGGAAAGTTAGCAATGTTGAAGTAAGGTTTCCAAGACTTATATTAGTAACTGGGGGTTTATATAATGGAAAATAGATTAGTGCTACATGAAGAATTATGCAACATCTTGGGTAGTAGAAACGTATATTTCCAACCCCCGGAGAACATAAAGATAAATTATCCGGCAATAGTTTATTCTCGAGATAAAATAGAGAATCTACACGCCGATGATATTGTGTATAAACAAAATAAATCATATCAAATAACGGTCATCGATAGAGATCCTGATAGCGAAGTGGTAAATAAGATTTCACAATTACCAATGTGCACTCACAATACTAACTTCGTGTCGGATAATCTAAATCATGATGTGTTTACGTTATACTATTAAGGAGGAATTCAAAATGGCAAAACTTAAATGGGACGAATCAGGTAAACGTCTATATGAAACTGGTGTTAAGAATGGTGTACTTTATGTAATGACTGATGGACGATATGGTACGGGTGTTGCTTGGAATGGGTTAATATCTATTACTGAATCACCATCTGGAGCAGAAGCTACGCCGCTATATGCTGATGATATAAAATATCTAGAATTATATTCAGCGGAGGAATTTGGAGCTACTATTGAAGCTTATACTTATCCTGATGAATTTGGTGCTTGTGACGGTACTGTAACTGTAGAGAGAGGGGTTATCCTAGGACAACAACCTAGATCTACTTTCGCATTATGTTATAGAACAACTATAGGTAGTGACACAAAAGGCAACAAACACGGATATAAGTTACACATAGTGTATGGATGTAAAGCTTCTCCATCTGAGAAAGCATACAATACTGTGAATAATGATCCAGAAGCTATAACTTTCTCTTG